GCGCGAATTTGGAACGTGCGGAGGAACAGGCTGCCTGTTGTGCGGGTCTGGGCATCTACTTCGATACCACTACCCTTCGCCACGACACCAAATGAGAGATGCCCATTGAGGGTATAGTCGAAACCCGATCCAGAGGGGGTATCGAATGCTGTGTAGTCTGTCGCGGGTGCGGGCGGCAGCACAAGTTCATCCGCGCCGCTGATCTTTCCCGTACCGGGATCGACATATTTCAGGCTAATCGTCGTCACGTAGTCCGAGCGAGCATCCGTAGGATTTGAACGGAGCTTGTTCGCGCCGGGTTCGCCGGATTGTTCAGCATCCTTGCGGGGACGAACCTCCACAACGGAATTTGCCCGTGCCACCACGCCAGAGGCGAGGGTTTGGCGGGGCGTAGCCGTAATCCTGACAGCATTATAAAGGTCTTCAGTGTCGCCCTCGGCGTAAGGCTCGCCAGACAAAATTAGCGCGATAGACGCTGCGGGGCGCGTGAATTGCCAATCTCGATTTTTGAAGATGATCGTTCCCGATTTTGATAGCCACAGCGCACCGATTTCGCTGTTGACTATATCGCCAAGCGCGGACATGGCGTTCGTGCTTTCCCATGAATCTCCTGCAATTGCAAAGGTCTCTTTGCCTGTGTCTGTGGTGATAAGCCCGGTGGGGTAGTCAGTACCACCGGAAAGGGTTGCTCCGGTAACGGATATCGCGGTGCTAGATTTGCTGATGGTCTCGCTATTGCCTGCCGCGCCACGCAGCTTTGCGGTGATCATTACGCCAATAGACATTGTGCGTGCGGCGTAACGGACGGTGATCTCGGCGGCGGTGAGGGGACGATCCCAGAGAAGGCATTCGTCAAGGTATCCCGCGAATGTTTCGTCTATCTTCATAAAGGTTGATTGCGCCGTCATTCCGGCACTTGACGCCGTGCCGATCAATGTCCCATTGACGTAGAACGAGACCGTTTGCGTCTTGTAGTCGTAACTCATGACGGTATGCGCCCACGTCCCCACGCTGATCACGCCGCCTGCGCTACCGACAATGCCGCCTTCGATGCCCGCGTTTACCTCCCCGCTTGTTCCGGTTTGGAGGTATGCCTGCTGCCCCGTTCCCGTACCGAAGTAAAAGAACCAAGCAAGCATCACCGAGGCGAGCGAGGTCGGCTTTAACCACAATTCAACGGAAAATGAGCGACTAGTGAGGTCTATGACGGGCATTTCGATTTTATCGTTGATGCCGTCATGCAGGATCGCCTTGTCGGGATCGCCGGACAGCGATCCTGTTTGATTGAGCGTAGAACCCGTGTACGTCGCCGCCCGTCCATTTTCGCCAATGTCCGCTGCCGACGTGCCGGAAGTCTCACCAAGCCGATACCAACGCAAGGGCGCGGCGCGGCGGGTGATCTCATAGTAGCTGTCGGAAACGGACGCTGTGACCGTTCGCGGACGGCTACTGGAGGAATCGTAAAGCGTGCCTGAGCCTTCCAAACCGTTGATAGCAGCGACTAAATTCCTGATCGTCTCATAGACCGTTGCGCCGATCAGGACATGGTTCGCGGTGCTGATCGCGGTTTTGAAGGTGTAGGTTAGACCCGCAACGGTTACAGTGTCGTTATTCGCTGGATTCGCGGTGAAGTCAAAGCGTCCAGTGGCGACGGGGGCGGAAAGTGCCTCGTTGACGACGTGGCGCACCAATTGATCGCTGCGCTGATCACGCATTACGGGCAGCCGAATTTCGTGACCTTGCAGCACCCCAAGCAGGTCTTCGCATAAGACCCGACAGGAGGGATTTGCTACTAGACCTGAGGCGGGGGTGAACGATTTTGTGTACCCCCGGAACAGGGTATGAGTTGCGCCGAGGTGTGTGGCGCTGACGCGGACGGGGAGGCGGGTCCAGCCGGAGGCGGCGTAAGGGCTGCTAGGGTTAGCCGGACTGAAGCGCCGATCTGAATTCAAGAGGGTGAATTCGCATGAGCCTACATTCGCAATCCGCGCCGTTAGAAGGTCGTCCATGCCGAGGCTGATGCGCACGCCGTCACGCATCAAATATGCTGAAACATCGTCGTAGCCGGAGAATGCGCCATCCCGATCCCAGTCAATCTCGACTGTGTAGGTGATCTGTTGAGGGGGCATCAGAAGTCCCTCGCATTGACGGCACGGCGCTCTTTCAGGATGGTTTCGTAAATGACCTTGCCATCAAGATGAAGCTGGACAACCGTCTTTCCGCCCCCGCTGCGCGGCATGGCGTGATTGGGGACGATCCCCCCGCCGCTGCGGGGGATGAACAATTCGGGTCCCTGCTCGCCGACAATGTAGGGTCTGCCCGCGAAAACGGGACCGCCGGAGGCACGCCCTTGCAGTTTGGCGAGGTTTCCCATCTCGTTGCGATCTCCTGCACCGTAGCCGGAGGTGTCTTTGCCAAACATATCCGTGCCGTCAGCGAGGATGCCCGATGCACCGATCAACTTCGTACCCATGCCATAGAGATGCGAAAACATGCCACCAGCTTCGCTGACTTTCATCAGCACCTCGCCAATGAATTTGATCGCCGCCCGAAAGGGGTAGGTGATGATCGTGATCAGAGCGGTGAACGCCTGACCAATCTTGTCCGCGATTTCTCGCCCGATGTTGATCAGCCCGCTGAAGATGCCTGTCGCTGCTGCTACCGCTCGCCCAATCACGCTTTCCTCGCCAACGAAAAGCCCGAAAACGATTTTCCCTATAACGCCTTCCGCTCCGAAAACGTCATTCCAAAGTTTTGCGAGGCTGCCCTCTACCGTTGGATCAGGACTGAGGAGGATGGCAAATGCACCGCGCACCTTCTCGCCAATTGTCGAGAGGATTGTGCCGAGGTTGTCGGGAATGGATGACCACGCGGCAAGCCCTTCGCGCACATTGACGCCAAGAATGCCCCCGATCTTTTCAGCCGCGCCCATTGGGATTGCCCCAATGCCATCTGCGAGTGATTTTATGCCCACGCCAATTTTGCTGAGATCGCCCGAACCGACCCCTTCGACTATGCCGCCTAACCCATCACGAACCCCGTCGAGTGTCGCTTTGATGGCGTCGCCGCCTGCCAGTACCGCAATGCCAGCCAGCAGCATCAGCGGCGATGTGAGTAATGCCAACGCCTTACCCGCAGCGGCGGCGACGCCTGACAGCACGGGAATGACTAGAACTAAAGCGCCAATGCCGATAGCGACCTTTGTGATGGTGTCGGCAAGTTCTGGATTGGTGGTAGCCCAATCACCAAACTGACCAATTAATTTAGACAAACCTTCGACAACCGGAGCGATAAAATCAACAATGCGGCTGAAGATGGGCAAGAGGGCTGTTCCGATTTGCAAAACGACTCCCTCGATTCGATTGCGGAGGATGTCAAATTTAGCGGCGGGCGAGTCAAGCTGGAGTTCGCGGGCGGTGGCTGTAGCGCCCGCCAGACCCTCATCAAAGAGTGTGAAGAATTCTAATGACGATGGATCAAGCAATGCCAACGCACCTTGAAGCGCCTCGGTGCTGCCCAACATTTTCGCCATTTCGTCGGTGCTGCCACCCACCGCCTCATTTAATTTTCGCAACGCGCCTGCCAAGCCTTCTTGCTTGAGCAATGCCGAGCCGCTCTCCACGCCGACGCTTTTCAGCGCGGCAGCAAGTTTTGTGTTTGGGTTCAACAGGGCGGTGACGACAGCCTGAAGGCGTGTGGCGGACTGAGAGGCGGTAGCACCCTTTTGCGTCAAAAGTGCCATTGATGCGCCGAATTCGGAGATGCTGATACCCGCAGCGTTCATCGTTCCGCCGACAGGCGACATAGCGGCAACAAATTCATCCATGGAGCCGACGCCTAAGCCGACAGCACGACTAAACACGTCGCTGACCATGCCCGCTTTTTCGGCGGCAAAGCCGTAGGCGTTCATGATTGAGATCATGCCTTTTGTGGCGCCCCCAAGATCAGCCTGACCCGCCTCGGCAAGCTGCATCGACGCGGTAAGGATTGCCATGTGCTTGGAGGCATCAGAGACGCCACCAGCAATATCGTAAAACGCTTCAACAGTGGCAGCTGCACCGAGAGTGGAGGATGATCCCATTGCGATAAGTTCACCCCGCAGCGCCCCGATTTCCGCTTTCGTGGCGCCAGTCACACTGCGGATGTTGGACATTTGGCGATCAATGTCTAATGCGCCGCTGATCGCCAAACCTGCGGAGAGGGTAACGCCCAAGCCCGCAAACATACTTCCAATGCCGGACGTGACGTTTTTTGCCTTATCGGAGAGACCGTCTAACCCTTTTTCGGCTTTTTTCAGTCCCCCCGTCATGCCGTCCTTCAGGTCTAGATCGGCAAACAGGGAAGCGATTTTGGTAGCCATGTTTAGTTATCGCACCTCCCTATTCGCCTGCCTGATCGGTCTCGTTTCCGGGGCTTTTTGCCCGCTGCTCAGCGTCGTGAACGGCGAGTATAGCGAGCAAAGCACCATAGTCCTCGCCTGCCAATGCGGAGGGCAGAACTCCTAACAGTAGAGCAAGTTTTGCCTCAAAAATCGCCCATTCCTCATCGGGGGAGAAATCGACATCACCCCCAGCGCAGGCGACGAACCACCACGTGTTTAGCTGTTCGGCTCTTTTTTTTCCTCTCCACCGGAGACGAGGCTGATCAATTCAACCATTGCCTCACGGGTAAGGTAATCAAAAGCGGATGGGTCAGCGAAATTCAACGAGGCTGGCGCATCGTCCATGAGCCATGAGCGGGGGACGCTGACAATCACTTCGGCAAGAACCGTTTGGATTTTTTCCCAAACGGCTAGAAATTCTGCGCCTGTTTTTGCTGCTTGCCGCTCATAGTCGAGCGCCCCGATCTGCTTGACAACACGCCACGATACGCGCTTGAGTACAGGCTTTTCAGCAGGCATTAGAAGGTTGCTCCTTCATCCATGTCATTCGTTGGCGCCGCCGCGCCGGATGCCGAAACAGCGAGAACCGTCATTGTCCGGCGCTTGTCCTGTTTTTTGTTGATTGAGGTGATGATGATTTGCTGTGTGTGGCGCGGTTTGCCGGACACGTTGCCTTCGGGACCCCAGTCCATGACGGGCATTGCGCCGCGCTTGATTTTGGCAAGCAGCGTCCCCACCGAGCCAACCTCGTACACGAAGTTCAAGGTGACTTTCGTGGTGTTGATGCCGGGCTGAAGCATCTCATGCGTGACGTTACCCGCAGTCACGTCTTCTGATTCATTATCCGCCGTGATGTCGATGTCTTGGCAGTACGCCGAGACATCCACCCCGTCAAGCGTCAAATAGCTGATGCCTGCTTTTAAGCGTGCCATTGGTGATCATCCTTTCGGATAGAGATAGAAACGGTACATTGCCCCATTCAACCAAATGGGACGGGTCTGATCGACCTGCTGCATTGAGATCACGCCTTCCTCAGCGACAGAGATGATCTCCCACTCATTCAATAGCATGGGCGCTGGATGTGCATCCTGTGTGCCAGAGTCGGCAAGTAACTCCGAGATACGAGCCGCCCCTGCTTGAGACAGGGAGAACGAATCCGCGATGCACAAGACATCGATCAGCAATTCGTAGCCATTCCCTGTGCGCAATTCATGCTCTTGCCCGCCAGAGGCATAGCCGTAGACCACGAACGGATCGGCATTTCTCTTGTCAGATGAAGCTTGCGCTTGCTCCAGAAAGACTCGTGCGCCCCATGATTCAACAGATGATTCAGTGAGCCGAGAACGGATGGCGCGGTAACACGCCGATAACGCTGACTCAGCCATTGAACACCGTCTTGTTCAAACGAGAGCGAAGGAATTCAGCCAAGCGTCCGCCCGCCCACGATTCAAAGACCGGACGGACAAAGGGTCGTTTGGCGATCCGCGCTGTACCTACCTCTAAGAAAATGCCATATTCCACGCCGTCCGTGATCCGGTAGCGTAGAACGCTGATCTTTTTCCAGCGCATAGACGCCCTTAGTTGCCCAGTGTCCACGTTGGGCGGATAGTCGGGCTGAGAGGCGGTATGCGTGATGCTTCCCCGCTTGTGGGAGCGTCCGGGCGGCGATGTTCCGAACGATAGTTGAATGTCGTTCGTCATCTCTTGAGCGACTGCTGCCAGTGCTGCATCCGCCTCTTTGCCGAGGTTTTTGATAAGCCGCTGGAGTTGGCGCTTATCCACCTTGATCGCCATTCAGCTTGCCTCCTCGCCGCGATAACGGGTGATCAAGACCTGAATATCAACAGCATCCGTTCGCCGCTGCCGAATCTCTGATACGGAGTAGGTGTCGTCAGAAAGAATGACCCGATCCCCGATCTGAATATCAGCATTTACAGGAAGGATCAATCGGATCAGTTCTGGGTAGACAAGTTGCTTACCGTGTTCGGCGGGCATGTATTTTGTGCTGCCATCGGTAATCAGACGACACGGACAACCAGTGCGCACCGCTGCCCACGTCGCCACCTGCGCACCATAATTGTCCACAGTCATTGTGCGACGTTCTATTGCGCAGGTGTCTGTAAGTATGCCTTCCAATAGACGGCGTATCGCGTTCAGCGTTGACGGATGAAGCATTTTTATGCTTTTGCCACACCAGAGTTGTGGATTTTGACGGAGATGATCGCCGCTGTAGTGGCTATCCCGATCTTGGCAATATATTCGCCCGAAAGAAGATCGGCGAGTGGGCAGATTGCCCCCGTCCCTGCGCTGACGCAATAGATCGTTCCAACTGCTACCGTTGCCCCAATGGTGATGTTGCCGGAGATGAGAACAGTAAGAGGCTGCCCCGCCGCCGCGCCATTGAGGGCGATTCCATCACAACGCCCCGTGCCTGCCGCGTTCGCATCTGACAGCTTGTAGCGACTGTCGGACGAGTCGAGGTAGACAGATTGCCCGGCGGTGATGGTCGCACCTGCTGTTCCGGTGATCGTAGTTGAGTCTGTTCCCTTCGCCACGTTTGCGGCGGTGATTGAAAGATCAGCCATTGTGATACTCCCTACGCTATCGTCACATTCACTTTGGAAATGACGTACCAAACCGCGTTGTACGCTACGAGGACGAGATTATCGCCCACTGCTCCACCGAATGTTGCCACGTCTCCACTTGCGCCCGCCCCATTGAAGCCCGGACTTGCATTCGTCACGGTGTGTGCATGGGCAGTGGTCGCAATGATGTTCAAAATCTTCCCGTCGTCTGTGGTAGCAGTGGGCGCGGCGATTGTCAGTGCCGCAACTGAACCCTTCGTGATCAGCACAACTCCAGCCTTCAGCGCGATTGCGCCGTCCGCCGACGCCAATGCCGTCGTGTTTTTGACACCACCCG